TTGATTAAGTATGATAAACCTCAACCCACTCTCGATGGAGAGTTGTGGGCCCTAGCGGGGACTTGGACTGAGAAACACTTTCAGTGTATGGCCAATTCAGAAGTATGGGAAGATTTTGATTATGTTAAATCAGAATTAGATATGAAAGCTAGTTCTGGCTTCCCCTGGAATGTTGATGAAAATTGTAGGACTAAGGGTGAGTTTTATGCTCGCGAAGATGCTGAGGAGTTTATTTCTAATTATTTCGATGATTTGTCGAAACCTCAGTGTCACCCAGTTTTTTGGACCAACAATGTGAAAGAAGAAATTCGCAGTGCTGAAAAGATGGCACAAAATAAATTGCGAACTTTCGTTGGTTCTCCTGTTGAGCATGTTCATTGCTCTACGCAGATGTTCGGTGATATGAATGATAAATATTACGAAACTGCGAATCAGGGTATTCATTGGTCCTTTGTGGGATCTACTAAGTTTTATCGAGGATGGTCAAAACTATTCAAGAGGCTTAGTAAACATCCGAATGCTTTTGAGTTAGATGAGTCTGAATTTGATTCGTCTTTATTTCGAGAAGCAATGTATGGTATGGCTGAGTTTAGATTTAGAATGCTCGCCCCAGAGTTTCAAACTGAGGAAAACCGAAACCGAATTTGGAACCTCTATGTTGAAATTGTTGATTCCGTTATCGTCACACAAGATGGCGATGTTGTTACAAAGAACACCGGAAATCCTTCTGGATCTGCAAATACAATTGTGGATAATACCGTTATATTGTTTCGCCTCCTTGCTTATGCGTGGCTTGTGTTGTGTCGGGAACATGGCCGTGAGGGTCTTGATGATTCTTACACCTCATTCATGGAAAATGTTGAGGCCGCTCTGAATGGAGATGATAATACCTGGACGTGCAGTGATTATGTCGTTGCTTGGTTCAACGCTCTGAATATATCAAAAATTTGGAGTGCTATAGGAGTCACAACAAAGAGTGATTCTTGGCTTCCGCGAAAGCTTGAAGAATGTAGTTTTCTTTCGCATGGATTTAGAAGAATAGGTCCGGAAGTTGTTCCAATCCCCGAGGGTGAAAAGATAATGTGTAGTATGGCTTATCATCTAAAGTCTGCTACTCCTCGGTGGAGTCTTTTGCGCGCATGTGCATTACGGATTGAAAGTTTTTGGGATGATCAATGTAGAGAAGTGTTGAGCAAATATATTCAGTGGTTGTGTAAAAATTACGCCGCTGAGCTCCAGTCTCCAAAAGATCCTAAAGATCCTCTTGATATTTTCACGTTCAATGAGGTTTATTCCGTTTTTAAGACTGATAGTGAGTTAAAAATGCTATACCTTTCAAATGAGGGTGCAGGTGAAGCACCTGTTTTATCCGGTCTGTACGTAACAGGTAAGGAAGACACAATCTTCACCGCATAAAATAGCAATATGACAAAAACTAAAAGTCAAAAAGCACGCGCTAAAGCGCAACGTGGAGCTGGCCGCAAGCCAGCCGGAGGAGCTCGAATGCCCCGGGGTAAAGGACAACCCCGTCAGAAAAAACAGTCTCAGCCGTTTATTGGACCGCGTCAAAAGCGCGGAACGGCCAATCGTCAGATGCAAAAGAATCGTCGGACGTTTGCAGAGATCCTGGTGAGTGATGGTTTAAATAAGGCCTTGCAAATGCATAATAGTGCCTCTATTATAGACCATTTTCCCAGGAGAATGGAGAAAGTGATGGATATTATTCCCACCTCTACTTCATTCGCGGTTCTCCAGGCTCTTTATTTGAATCCTGGGAATTCCGTTCTCTTTCCTATTTTTTCACAAATTGCGG